TACCGCCATAGTGGTGCCGCCGCGTCCCAGCGCTCCAGAAAGTGTAACCCGTATCCCAGCAGGTCCCAGGGAATCGTGGCCCCCGGCTCAGTGAAGATGGCCCGATCGAACTCCAGGTCGTAGCCCTCGCTGATCACCACCTGCAGCCCCATCCGCTTCCCTCGGGTCTGGGCGGTTTTGTCCGGCTTGCGCAGGACCAGCATGTCGTTCATTCTTTCCTCACCTGCAGCGTGGCGATGATCGATGATTTCCTCTTATTGAAATGGGCTCCTTCGACAAAGCGCCATTTCCGCGTTGTATAGAATCCCAAAAAGCCCCCCAACTCGGTGTCTGGATCGAACAGATCCAAAGACCGGAGACTATATCGCCATCGATGAGTGATGTCCGCGTATGCGTTATCATGCTGCCAGTAGGGTCCCCTGAACTCCAGCAGGCCATCGGGTTTCAGGATCCGCCAGCATTCATTCAGGGCAGCTACGAGATCGATCTCCAAATGCTCAAGCACCGAGTTCGCCCTAATCCTATCAAAGCTGCGATCCTCCCACGGCCAAGGCAGATCGTTGAGATCATGTGCCACTGTTATCCATGGTCGGTCTGAATCAAGTTGCCGGTCATGGTTGACTGCACCTTTTATTGGTGCTTTGCCAGCGCCCAGATTCAGCGTAATGGGCATTGACGATACTCCTCTGGCGGTTCCAGCGTCTCCATATTCACCGGCTCTACCATCAGATGCGTCCACTTTTTGCCCGGCACCCGAATCGATACTGGGCAATAATGATAGGTGTAGACGTGCTTCAGATACCCCACTTGCCCGCCGGTCTTGTGCACGTATCGGGCCTGCGCCTTGTTGGGAGATTTCCGCGATTTCCGATCACCGAAAAGGTTCCCTGTATTGTCCAGTAACTTTCGCCGCATGGCCAGGAAAAGGCCGCCGACATATTCTGAATAGATGACTTCGCCATCATCAGCCAGTGGATGACGACTGCCGCTCTTGTTATCCCCGGGATTGTCAAGTCCCAACATCATCAGCTTTGGGCGCTTGGCCATGGCATCCAACAAGCGCCGAAGCCAGTCCGGGTTCAGCACTGGACATAGCCCATCGTCATCTGTGCAGATCACGGGATCAGACGAAGAGACCTTGACCACGTCGATCAGGTTTTGATGCATCCCGCCCTGAGTCTTCCGCCTATGCAATCTGCAGCCCCTCGATTGCACCCACTCAGCCGTTCCATCGGTGCTGCCATCATCAATCACCGTTAGACGGTAAGGCGTGAACGTGCGCGTCTGAATGCACTGGATGGTCCGTTGCAGCATCTCCAGTCGATTGTGCGTGCCGATCACAATGTCGATGATCCTGTCATCGCTGCCCATGGTTCTCCAAGTCGTGGTTGCCCGCTCCCGGATTCAGCTTTTCCAACTGCGCCTGTTCTCCCCGATATGTTCCGCCAATGGCAAGGCGCATAGCCAGCAGCCTTGTGCGTTCAACTCGGCGCACAGTCGATGATCATACTTGTGGGCATTGTCCGGTATCATTGGCTCAAGTTGTGGCCACAGGGCTGCACGAAAGGACCAGTTGGCGCCTGGCACCGTGCGCCGTTGTAACACCACTTGCTCACCGATGCTGTGGACAGCCAGGACCGGCGTCCACTCATAGGCTGGCTCAATGCTGAGAGTGCAGATTGCCACCGGCTGTGGGGCGGCCTCCCAGAATCTGACCAAACGCTCGAGCCAACCTTGATGGTATTCGTAATCATCTGCCGACAACACGATGATGTCCGGCTTATGCCTTAGCGCTAACCCGACGGCGCTCCGCACACCGTGCCCAATCGTGTGATTCTTCGTGCAATTGCAGATGCCGCCTAACTCAGCGACCCGGCGTTCCGTCCCGTCACTTGACCCATTGTCATATAGAACAAGGCCGAAAGGATAGCCACCTTGGTACAGGCTAGCCAGCGTCCTCTCCCACAGATCGAGCCGGTTGTAGCTGAGTATGGCCAACGCTACCTTCATCTCGCCCCTTGCCTGTGGTGCAGAATCTGCAGCCAGACAGTCACCGCCTCTATCATCCCTGACAGTCGCAGGGAAGAGCGCCCGCTGCAATATGTGATCGGCACCTCACAGACAGTGAATCCGTCCTCGCGCAATCGCGCCAGCACTTCCATCTGCCAGGCGTACATCTTGGCAAAACAGCTATATCCTACGACAGCGCGCGCTGCGCCCCGGCTGTATGCCCGATAGCCACTCGTCCAATCGGTCAGCCATGGGCCGCTTTGAGCCAGGTTACACATCACCGCCATTACGCGGCTAGCCATCCGCCGCCACCAGCACCCCCCAACATATTCGCTCCCACGCATAAAACGGGACCCAATGACTATATCCGCATCCGTGGGCAGCCGAGCCGGACGATCCCACGGCCTATGTGAGCCCCCAGCATCCATGATCACGATCCGCTCCGCATCTGACATCTCAATGGCCCAGCGCATTCCATCGCGGATCGATGGCCCGATACCCTGGGAGATGTCGTGTCGGATGACGATGGCGCCCACATCTTGTGCAATCTCCCCCGTACCATCCCTCGATCCATCATCAACTACGATGACAGTCGCAGGTCCTTGCAGGCACAGACTGCCGATGGTCTCGGCCTCATCTTTGGCCGGAATAACTATGGCGATCATCGCCCCCTTCACCGGTTTGTTGCCCGCGCCCAGGTTCAGGATGTCCATGGCCTTACCCTCTGTAGAACTCCGGCGGCTCCAGAGTCTGGCGATCCACAGGACAGACCTCGCGCAGTTCCATGCTATAGTCTCTGCCCGTTCTGATCGAGATGTCCCCGATGTGCTGACAATAGACCTGAGTCAGGTAGCCTACCTCGTAGCCCAACTCCCAGGCTACCCGGCACATCGCCTTCATCGGCGCCCTCCGGTTCTGGGGCGGAGCTTTCCAGTTGGTTCCCCGCTCTTTGAGGAATTGCCGCCTGATGAAGACAAAGTGTCCAGGTAGACACTGACAGAGTGTGACCGTTTCGCCTCGCTCTATGACGTGACGCCTATCGCCCAAATTGGAGTGAGGACTATTCAGGCCCAGCAAGCCCAGCTTTGGCCGAGCGGCCATCTCCATCAGCCCTCGCTCCAACCAATCGGGATCCAGTTTGGGAGGGAGCACGTCATCGTGGGTGAACACCATGGGATCAGAGCTGCTTATCTGAGCCAGCTCCCGCATGTTCGCGGCGATTCCCTTTCTCTCCGGGCGGGAGATCAGATTCCCGATCCTACCATCTCGCAGGACTTCCTCCAGATAGTCGGTGTAGCCGCTGCCGTCGTCGATCACGTGCAGTCGATAGGGACTGGTCGTCCGCGCCCGGACGTACCTGAGCGTCTTGCGGAACAGCTCTATCCTCTCACAAGTCAGCATGACGATGTCCGTGGGCTCCTCCTGTTTGATGAGCTCGTCAGGCCCCTGCTCCTTTGCCAAAGGGTCGTAGCCTTTGTGTATCTCCCATCCCGGCAGCCCTTCTTCCAACGCAATCGGCGCCGTCTCTTGGCCCGTCATCATCTTCGTCCTCCATGTTTGGCTTCGTGTCGTTTCACCGCTGCCCAAGCCAGCTCGGTATCGATCCGGCCAGGAATCAACCCATCCCAGCGCCGCGCACGACCCGGATAGTGCATCAATCCAGCCGTCTTGATCCCCTTAGTGTACTTGGGGAAGGTGTTCCACTCGTTGCCCAGCACCAGTACCTTGAGCGGATCAGCATACATGGCCCGAATCAAGGCCCCCTGATCCCGCTGCAGATGTTTCTCGTATTCCGTCTGCCATCGGCGGAAAAAGGCCGCCACCCGCTCGTTGCGGCCAAAGGCCCACACCCCTCCGTTGTATTGCAGTGTATGCAGGGTCTTGACCGTTCGCTTTACCTCTTCCAGCTCCTTGCGGTTGTTCCTCCGCTCGAAACTGTGCATCGTGTCCATCAGGTGCGGGTCTTTGCAGATCACAAACTCCCAGCCAGCCTCAATCCACTCAAAGAATTGATAGATGGGAGCTATCACTTCAGTGTCAGCGTCCAGGTAGAGCCCTGCCGTCCATTCCGCCGGCGTCAGCTCATAGGCCCTGAGCTTGGCCCGCCGCCCGCCGATGTCGCTATCTGGCTGGATGACCAGGATGTCCTCCGGCCCGATCTTCTTCGCCGCGCAGAGGCAGATGGGGATATCGGGCATGTGCACCTTGATGCTGTTCATGAGCGTGAGCGCCGACTTGCGCGCTGGATCCCCAAAGGCCACGCAGTAGATCCCCCGGCTCTTCTCCGTCCCATGATTCACAGGCTTGACTTCCTTGATCTCAGCTACAGCGAGGGCCACAGCCTCTGTCTCTGGCTGTGCCGCTATGCCCGCATCAATCTCCGGATTGAGCAACTGCTCTATCCCCTCTTGGTGCGCCTGGATGAACCCTTCCACCGAGTGCGACTTGACCGCCGCCCGCAACCTTTCGCGGTTCACGCCGGCGTCTTCCACGGCCCGCTCCAGAGCGGCTATCAGGGCTTTGAGATCCCCTCGCTTGTAACGATAGATGCCCCTCACGTTGGGCAGCTCGTCGATGATCCCCACCCCTTTGGGCACTACCACGCGCACACCGCAGGCCAGCGCCTCCAGCACGGGCATGGGCCCGCCTTCCACTCGGCTCGGGCACACGAGTATGTCCAGGCTCTGGTAGAACGCGGGCATCTCCGCCCACTTGTAGCGCTTGGTAGTCACCGGCCAGCCGCGTCCGCTGGCCCGCCATTCCACCCACTGGCCGATCTTCGATTGAAGCATCCCGATGGCCAAGTCCTGGCCCTTGCGTTTGTTGCTGTAGGTATATCCGCTCAGTCCCACGATAGGCCGCTTGCCGGCTGGTGCCTTGGCGATAACGAATCGGTCTCGCTCCACCGGCAAGGGGGGCTGAATGGTCAACCCATAGGCCGAGAGCGACTCTGCGTACATTCGGCACATGGCCACGCGCAGATCCGCCCGTTTGGCTGCGGCATCCCATAACTTTGCTTTCGAGTTGCCAGGTGGCTCTTCCTCGCGATGGGTGAAGTAGGCCATCACCGGGATACCCGGCCATGCCTTGACCACCTTATCGGCCTCAAAGTAGGCAAACAGATAGAGCAGATCGCAGTCATACGATGGCGCTGCGAGCAGATTCCAGCCCAGTTGGTCGCACAGTGTGCGTGCCATGCGGGCTAGAATCCGATCAGCTTTGTAGTTACGACAGACTACGTTGACTCGCAGCGCCATCAGCTCGAAACTCCCTCTTACGATCCGGCGGTCAGATCCACCACGATGAAGGCGCTGGGCCTGATCAGCCCAAAGGCCGCCCGCATCTCTGCGAGGATAGCCACCATATTTCTGATGAAGAAATCCTCATGGCTATCGCTGACCGACACGGTTGCCCGCTCGCGATCCCAAAGCACCGCTTTCTTCCAGTTGCCCAAGATCACGCTGCCCTCGGTCAGAAGCTCCGACTCTATCACCGGGTGACCCCACAGTGTCTGAGGTCCCTGGGCGATGGGCCCCTGGTAGAAGAACCGGCCGTCCTCATCCCGGGTTAGCTCGATGGTCTCCCAATCAGCGGGATGCATCAGCCAAGCCGTGGGGATGGTTCGGCCAGTCGTTCGCAGGGTCGTCTTGGCCTGTCTGGTAGTAGTCCAGATGTCGGTGTTCCAGGCTTGGATCAGGATACCTGCGGTGTTGAGCAAACCTGTGAAGTTGGCCCCCACGCCGTTCCCATTGAGCATCTGGTCCTCCAGCTCCTCGGCCAGATCATCGGTCAGCTCCTGATCGATGATCCCCCGGATCTGGGCGGCGTCGCTCAGCGCCCGCTTAGTCGCCGGGATCCAGGCAGCGATCGTCTTGACCAGGGCATCCACCAGCTCGAACTCTATGGTGGCTTCCGGCTTCTCGCCCGAGATCTCGGCAGTCGCACCGGCAAAGTCCGTCACATTGGCCTCAGCCACAGGGGCCGCCTGGGTCACCTGCTGAACCTGACGCACAAAGTAGACGATGTCACTGGTGGTCTGCCGAATGGCGATCAGATCCCGCAAGGCCAGCGGCATCCGACCCAGCGGCTCGTAGATGCCCGTGTATTCCGGCACCACGAACGCGCCTGCGGAGGTCGCGTCCTCCCCGGTGATCAGGGCCTTCCTGCCGAGCCCCAGCAGATTCTTGAACTCGATCGGGGGAGACATCAATCCCTTGGCGCTGTCGGGGATCTCGTTGTTGGGGAAGCGGGCCATCCACTCCTTGAAGGCCTTGGCCTCCACGAATTGCTGGCCGATGGTGCCCGCCCTAGCCGCTTGGCCGCCCTCAGGCCGCATCCTATCGCCGGGCTCGGCCACGTTCAGGCCCATGCCCATCTCGGCCACCATCTTGCGAACCGCGTCGTCGTCCTCTTTCTCCTTGATCTGCGCCTTGAGATCGCCCGCCTCTTTCATGTGCGCAGCGACTTTCGCCCGTTCGTCGGCGGTAAAGTCCCGCTCGGCCGTCTCGGCCTGGTCGCAGATCGCCTTGGCAGCCAGCAGAGCTGCCGTGAACTTCTCTTTCATCTCTTTGAGCTTCATCTCACTCCTTGCCTTCTATGCCATACTCGATAAGATCGATGGCTATGCGTTCGGCAAGAGTGCTCGGCGTCCGCGCCCTCGACTTACCATCGCTGGCCTCGTCTTGACCGTCGCCTTCATCCTCGCTTCCGCTATCCTCAGGCTCGGCGCACTTAGCCCCGAGCTCTACCGCCACTTCGTGAAGTTGCTGAATCATCTCTTTGACATCGCTGAGCTGCGTCTCTCCCTGCCGTTTGATAGTCGTCGTGCGCGTCCCCACCCCCGCGCCCAGCATAACCGGGGACACTTCGATGACCTTCAGGCGCTTGAGAAACCGGACGTCTTCGCCCTCGAACTGCCCGTACTCCGACTCGAGAACGTCGTACCCGTATGACCATTCCTGCAATTCGCCCAGGCCCTTGACCGTCTCATAGTGCTCTTTGCCGGTCTGCGTGCTTAGGAAGAACCTGCCGTCGACCAGGCCTTCCTCGTGCTCCTCGCGGATGACCCCGCGTCCGGTAGGCAATTGATCCCAGCCGTGACCCCAGTGCGAGATGCGCACTTGCTCCCCGGTCGTAAAGGCGCCGGGCAAGCTCACATCCCCGTCCTCATCTTTCACGTTCAGCGTGGCGATCACCGCAGTGAACTCGCCGGGCTTGTCCGCCTTGAACGAAAGCCGTCCCCGAAATGTCTTGCGCTCCATCTGGTCTGCCATGTTACCTCCCGAACGTCACCGAACACTGACAGTTCGCATTATTATCGGCTCCACCGGCCGGGTCGCCGGGCCACATCATCCCATTGGAGAATAGATCGCCAATCGGGACGCTCTCGCCATCCATGGCCATATGCTCCGGCCGCGGATTCGAGCTATTGACCTGCCAGCTTTTGGTCTTCAACCCAGCCTGCCTGGCTCCCTCGTTGGTCCCAAAGTTGGCCGAGCCCAGCACGGCGGTACAGGCAATCTCCGGCGCCCGCTGGCTCAGGGCCACCTCAAACACGTGGCCCAGGGCCTCGCGTACTATCTCCGCCGTCAGCGCCATGGCCAGCAGCCCCCGCGTGTGGCTGTTGATCTCCTCGGACGCGATCCGCGATCGCTCCACGAGCCAGCCGTCCATGCGAGTCTCATCCAGCTCAAACTCCAGCTCGTCGGCCATGTAGCCTGCCCAGACGAGTGTCGTGGCTCTGCTCAGCCGGTAGTAATCCGCGCCCAGCTCCTCATTCCATCGCTTGGCATCCCACAGCTCGTCTACCGAGACTATCGTGGCCTTCTTGGGGACCTTGCTCATGACCGCTGCCTGCTGTCGCTCGAAAGTGTGCCGCATCATGCGGGTCCATTGGTCGATGTGTCGCTCGCGCAGCTCGGGCAACGTGGGGTCTATCTGCCCTGGCCGGGCCTTGGCCTCGTGGTCGTGCCCGTGACCCTTGGGCGGCGCGCTATCTCTGGGGCTGGCCTGCCCACCAATCAGCACATTCAGTGGCGTTGCCAGCGCGTCTGCATCTCCGCTGAGGCTGGGCAGATTCATCCGGGCGCGTCCTTCGTTCGGCGTCATCCAGGGCCGCCCTATGGCGCTCTGCAGGCTGGTAGTCTGCTCGTCGAACGACCCGGCCAGCTTCTCAGCCATGTTGAACTCCACGTAGACGCCCGCAGTATCCTCCATGTCAGGCAGGAGCTGCAGCTCGATATCTTCTTCTATCATCTTCAGCCAGGGTCCCAGGCAATCCTGGTATAGGTTCCTATGCTGTTCTTTGATATTGGAAAAAGTCGCGTTATCCAGGATCCCCACCATGGGCAGGGGGATGTGGTAGGCCCGGGCGCATTCCTCGCGGGTCAGCTTCCGCCCGGCCAGGTATTCGCTATCCTTCGCGCTGAAGGAGGCCTGCTTCCAGGTCATTCCCTCTTCCAGGATCGCTGTCCTGCCGCTGTTCTCCTCCCCGCTATACAGCGCCTCGAACTCGGCCTTGAATCGCTCCCGGGCGGGCGCTGACCAGTCCGCCGCCTCGGCCGGGCGTTCGATGATCCCGCTCATGCGCGCCGCATTGGCCCAGTATCCCTCTCGATAGGCGCCCATGGCCTGCTCTTCAGCCAGGACGCGCCGCAGCGTCTCCAGAGGCGATAGCCCTGTCACCGTATTGCTGGGGTTGTATCCCCGGAAATGGACCAGGTCCTCCGGGACTGACTTCAGTCTCTCAGTCCCCAGATTGATCTCATAGCTCTTGGGTATCAGCCCACCCTCTACCCTGACGATCGAAGGGGACACGCGGACCAGATAGAGCTTCTTCTCCCTCCACACCTTGAGCCAATAGGCGTTGAAGTAGATGCCCAGATCCCCCATCATGGCCTCGATTAGTCGATAGCGCGTAGTCGACCAGTTGGGCTTGCTCAGCAGCTCAGCCAATGGGTGATCGTACAACCGCTGACGATCCGTATCCGATACCCGACGAAATACATGTAGTCCGAGCTGGGCCACATTGCGGGCCAGGAAATCCACGCAAGTGCGCACGTTGGGCTGCAGGCGATAGAGCTGGTCGTACTCGTAGATGTGGTCACCGTAGAGGCGAAGCCGACCATAGGTGGCCGTCGGCGACCAGCCTACGTTCACATTGGTGAGCAGCCCTTCGCTAACTACGATCATTGCTTATCACCTGGATGAAATCGACGTTGCGGGCGTCGATCACTATCTCCCCATCCAGACCGATCGGTCCCTTTGGCCCACGCATCAGCGTAGCGTTACGCAAGACCAGGTATCCCCGCCGCCTCCGCCACAGAACGCCTCGGAAGGCAGAATCGGTCTTGCAGTTCACGATCACCTGCGCGCACTCAGGGTAACGTTGGAATATCATCGCTACCTTCGCAGTTTCTCCACTTGTACTTCTAGGTTGGCCGCTTGCGCCTCTAGGTCTGCCCGCCGAACCGGATCAGACATGTAGCGTATGCGCTTCAACAATCGCGCCCTCTTGTTCAGCAATTGGGCTATCTTTTGCGCCTGGCGAAGAGATGCCATCAAACTACCTCCAATCCTCTGTCTTCATACACACTACGTTTGCGCGCCTCGCGCCGCATCGATCTATCCAGGGCCATCACCAGGGCGACGATGCCATCGATCCGCGCCTGGCTCTTGGCTTTGTCGGGCTTGTAATTGCCCGCGGCGTCCTGCTTGACCACCACGCTATCGGCCATGAAACGCAAGACTGGATTGCCCCCGTGGTGGAGGTGCTTCTCCAGCAGCCGCCGCTCAAACTCCTTCATCGGCGCGGCCATGCTCAAGAATCCCTGCCCCATCCCAAAGACTTCTAGCCCCTCATCGGCCAGTTCCTGGCTGAGCTGATAACCCTGGAACAGCCTATCCACGTTCATGTTGCGCAGATCGAACCGCTGCGCATCCTCCAGGACCGCCGCCCGCACGATGCCATAGTCCACGGCATCGCCCTCGGTGACGGTGAGATAGCCCGCCTTGGCCCAGGCTCGATATTGGGCCAGATACTGGTTCCCGTCATCGGCCAACTTCGCCGCCGGGCACCAAAATCGGGCAAGGATATCCAAATCATCGGGATTCTCGCCTTTGGGGAAGACCATCACCCAGGCGGTCAGATCGCTCACCGCCGACAGGTCCAGGCCCCCATAACACTCGCAGCCGAGCAAGCTTTCCTCAACTATGTCGCCGGCGTTCTCATCCCAGAGATCCAGATCGATCCAACGGTCTGACTGCTGCGTCCATTCGTTCAGATGAAACCTCCGAAAGGCGTTCTGCGCTGCCGGAAGCCGCTGCGCACGATGGCACTTACGCCGCAAGTCGTCTATCTTGACCGAAACGCCGAGATTAGGGTTGGCCTTGGCCCAGGTCCTCTCGTCCTTCCAGTCGTCGCCCTCGTCCAGGCAAGTGATGAAGGCAAACCAGGTATCATCTTCGATCGTGCGCGCCAACACGCGCTGCGAGTAGGCATGATGCTCGTAGCAGACGCTGGCCTGATCGCTCCCCGCGGTGGTGATCTCGACAGTCAGGGGTTGGCGCCGTGCGCCTGTGGCCGTATCCAGGGCATCCACCACCCGGCGCGTCTTATGCGCGTGTAGCTCATCGATGAGCGCGGCGTGCACATTCAATCCGTCCATGGTGTCAGCATCAGCTCCCAGAGGCTCGAACTTGGAAGCCGTTTCTGCAATGTGGAGATTATCCCTGTAGACTCTGATCATCCTGGCAAGCGCTGGAGAGCCCTTCACCATCCGCGTCGCCTCGGCATGAGAGAGGCGTGCCTGGTCTCGCTTCGTGGCTGCACTGTAGCACTCAGCTCCTGGCTCACCGTCAGCTATCAGAAGATAGATCCCGGTGCCTGCAAGCAAGGTCGTCTTGCCATTCTTCCTGGGAATCTCGATGTAGGCCGTGCGATAGCGCCGTGTGCCATCAGCTCGTTTCCAGCCAAAAACCGTCCAGATGATGAACTGCTCCCATGGCTCCAATATGAAGCGGCTGCCAGCCCATTCGCCCTTGCTGTGTCGAAGGAAGCTAAAGAACTGGGCAGTGTGCTCGGCCGCCGCTCGATCGAACCATAGCCCGCGCTCTTTGCCATGTACCAGATCATCCAGTTGTCGCTCCACTGCCCGTTTGCATAGCTCGCACGCCGGGATATTCCCGTCGAGCACGTCGTGCATGTAGGCGACTACCGGATGTCTACTCATTGATCTCGTCTGCTACCTTCCGCTCTGTTGGCCAGGTCTCGGCCAGATACTCGCCAAATGGATCCTGGCCCTCAGGGGTGGCCATGGTGACTCGGGTCCGGGAACTGGGCGTCATCCCAAACTCCGCCGCAAACGCCCGCCAAAGTTTCATGGCATTGAAGGTAATAGCCACCACGGGCCGCTGTTGTTCGTAACCCTTGGTGGGCTCCTGGCTACTATCATCTGAGCCCATGTCCAGGCGGCCTTGCTTGTATCCGCCGTTGGAGCTCTTGCCCACAGTGAACGTTGTCCCATTCACCCTCATGTCTACAAGTCCGCGCCGCCCCATCGCATAGCATTCACAAGCCATCTCCAAACTCATGCTGTCTACGGCTGTCAGCAGTCCACAAGCGATGAGCTCCGGCGCTACGCGTCGCCAGGCTTCCTTCGCTTCGTCAGATAGCCATCGTGGGCAATAGCCGCTGTGCGGCGTGAAACGTGGCTCAGCCTCGTTCATCGGCCGATGCCCCGGATTCCCACTCAGGCGTTTCAATGCAGTCGGTTTTGCCGGTCGCCCTGCAGCCATACCCCCCCCTATCCATTTCGCGCGTGATGAAGCGATGCCACCTCACCGGTCTCAATAAG